GTAATGCTGTTTCCTTCAGATTTAATTCATAAGGTTTCCACAAAAAAAGGAAATAATTTAAGGTTAAGTTTATCATTTAATGTTTTTTTTAAAGGCAGACTGGGAGATAATTCTGCTTTAACTGAGTTAATATTAAGATAATACTACAGCTTAAAGTATGAAAAAATTAATATTAGAGTCTTATGGTTTTCAAGATAAGTTTGAATACCACAGTGTAGTTCAAGATCAGTTAATAAATCTTTTAAATAAAGCAGCAACTGATTTGGATTGTCATCCTAATGACAAGATTGATTATTTAGATTGGCAAAACAGCACAAATATGGAAAGAGAATGGGTAAAGTTTGTCAAACCTTTTTTACACAAACATTTTCTAAAATGTATTAAAAATTTAAATCTTAACACTGTTGAAATTAAAAATTTATGGTTTCAAAAGTATAAGAAAGATGGTGTACATAACTGGCACGTGCATAGTAATAACTATACTGGAGTGTATTATTTAAAATTTCCTAAACATGCTACCCAAACACAGTTAGTAGATAAACAAAAAATATTAGAAATAGATGCTAAAGAAGGCGACATAGTTATTTTTCCTAGCTTTGTGATACATAGATCACCCAAGATAACAGAAGATATTGAAAAAATTATTGTATCTTTTAATCTAGATTTTGATACAGTGGATAAATATTATACAGTATGAAAAAGATGAAGATCATTAGTAATTTTATTGAAGATCCAAAAGTTTCTTCAGCTATTAAAAATCTTTTATTGTCGTATAATTTTCCATATTATTATAATGCTGGCACAGCTACCAAAGAAGATAAGTCAGATTATCTTTTTTGTCATGTCCTCTATGATAAAAATAAACAACACAGTGATTACTTTAACCAAGTAACAATGCCTATTCTAGGAAGGTTAAATTTCAATTACCTTCATCGAGTGAAAGTAAATTGTTATACTAAAAAACCGGCAGAGATTAGTACAGGCATGCATACTGATTTATCTCAAAAACATCAGGTGGCACTATACTCTGTAAATACTAATAATGGATATACTTTATTTGAAAATGGGGACAAAGTGGCATCGGTCGAAAACCAACTCGTTCTGTTTGACGGGTCCCTAAAGCACTGCAGCGTAGCACAAACAGATGAAAATATAAGAGTTAATATTAATATAAATTTAACTTAAAAAAGATGGCAAATGACATTTATTGAAAAATATAAACTTGATCCAGGTCTTTGTGATGACCTTATAAATTATTTTAAAAATAATACAGAATACAAGCACGCGGGTACTACACAAGCTACCGGTATTAATAAAAGTATTAAAGACTCAACAGATGTACACTTTTATAATCGCTCTTACGACAAGGATATTTGTTCCTTTTTTAACGCATTAAGCGAGTGTGTTCATTCTTATATGGTTAAATATAATGTGGAAGGTTATCTAACCACAGAAATCTCGAATAACATTCAACACTATAAACCGGGTGGAGGTTATCCTAAATTGCACTATGAAAGAGGCCCTGGGGTAGATTTAAACAGACAATTGGTTTACATGTTATATTTAAATACTGTAACCGATAAAGGGGGCACTCACTTTCCTCATCAAAATATTACGATACCCGCAGTTAAAGGTGATCTTATTATATGGCCAGCAGAATTTACTCATCCCCATCAAGGAATTATTTCTCCTACTGAAGAAAAATATATAGCAACAGGATGGTTGGTCATGGGGAATATTCCGGCAAAGATTAATGATACAGTCGAAGAATAAAATTATAATTAAAGATAATTTCTTGGATAAAGATACTTTTAATAGTATCAAAAATACTATTTTTGATTGCAATCAAGATAATGTTTTTCCATGGTTTTTACAAGATTTCAAAACAAAAAAAGGAGATAATGAAATGCAATTGACCCACATATTCTATCGTGATTATGTAATAAATAGTGACTATTTTCACTCCTTAAGACCAATTTTAAAAAAACTAAACGTTAGGGCTTTGCAAAGAATTAAAGCTAATGTTACGTTTAAAACAAATCAAATACGCTTATATAAATATCATGTCGATTTTGAAACTCCCAAAAATGAAGTTGTAGGAAAAACAAGTCTTTTTTATTTCCATACCACGAACGGTCCTACTGTTTTTGAACATGATGAAAAAGTTAATTGTATTGAAAACCGAATGGTAACTTTTCCAACTAACATGCTTCATTCGGCATCTACACATACAGACAGTTTATTTAGAGGGGTTATCAATTTTAATTGGCTTTAAAAAGGACATATTTTAAAGTGGATTTTAGATAAATCTCCAGATATAGTGATATATTATGCTACAAAAAATTGCTTTTTTACCCGGCTTTAATAAACAAGTAACCCCTACAGGTGCTGAATCTCAATGGACTGGGGGCGAAAATGTGCGTTTTAGATATGGAACTCCTGAAAAAATAGGTGGTTGGTCTTCTCTAGGAGACAAGAAACTTACAGGTCCCACAAGAGCACTACATCATATGGTTAATAAAGAGGGTATCAAGTATGCTCTTCTAGGCACTAATAGAATTCTTTATGTTTATTCGGGAGGGGTTTATTATGATATCCATCCTTTAGTTAATCCATCAGGCACAGCTATTACAAATGCATTTAGTACATCAAATGGAGACCCGGAAGTAACTCTTACATTTTCATCTGCACATAATTTTCAAGCAGGAGATATTATATTATTTGGAGATACCAGTACATTTAGTTCAATTACAGGATCAAATTTTGGAGCTTCAGATTTTTGTGATAAAAAATTTATGATTACTTCTGTTCCCACTACAACTACACTTACTATTACAATGGATAGTAATGAAGGTGGAGCTGGAGCTAGTACTTCTGGAGGTATTACTTATTATAGATACTACCACGTAGGACCTCCTGATCAGGTTGGAGTATATGGTTGGGGTATAACTCAGTTTGGTGGTACAGTTACTAACCCACAAACAACAACTTTAAATGGAGCATTAGGTGCTGACGCATATGGAACTGGTGGTTCAGGAACCACGATTAACGTAGCTAGCACTACAGGTTTTCCAAGTACAGGAACAAATTATATTCAAGTAGACAATGAAGAAATATCTTACACAGGTTTAACGTCTACTAGTTTTACAGGGATAGTTAGAAACGTTCGAGGAACAACTAATGCTTCTCACAGTAATGGCGCCACGGTTACTAACTATAGTGACTATGCTGCATGGGGACAAGCAGCAGCCACAACCGACAAAGTAGCAGAACCAGGATTATGGTCATTAGATAATTTAGGTTCCACGGCTATTGCTTTAATTTGTAATGGAGCTGTATTTGAATGGGATGCTGATGCCTCCAATGCAACAGCAACAAGAGCAACAATTATATCTGGTGCACCGACTGCATCTAGGGATATGTTAGTATCTACACCCGATCGTCACTTAGTTTTATTTGGAACAGAAACAACTATTGGAACTACAACTACTCAAGATGATATGTTTATTAGATTCTCTTCTCAAGAGGATATAAATACATGGGCACCAACAGCAACCAATAGTGCTGGTACACAAAGACTGGCCGCCGGATCACGGATCATGGGAGCTAAACTTGGTAGGAATGCTATTTATGTTTGGACCGATACTTCTTTATTTACTATGAGATTTGTTGGAACTCCATTTACTTTTGCTTATGAACAAGTAGGAACTAACTGCGGACTTATTGGTAAAAATGCAGCTGCTGAAGTTGATGGTGCTGCGTACTGGATGTCAGATAATGGTTTCTTTAGGTTTACAGGTAAACTAGAATCTATGGATTGTTTAGTTGAAGACTATGTGTACGATGATTTAAACACTACATCTGGTCAATTAATATATTGTGGGATTAATAACTTGTTTGGAGAAGTTATGTGGTTTTATCCAGGGTCAGGTTCAAATGTGGTGAACAGATGTGTTTTATATAGTTATCTAGATTCTACAAGCGAAAGACCAATTTGGTATACAAATGCAAGTTCAGTGTTTCCAAGAACTACATGGATAGATTCTGCTGTATTTGGTTTACCTCATGCAACATATTATGATGCAAGTGTGGATACATCTTTTGATGTTACTGGAAATACTGAGGGAGTTACATATTATTACGAACATGAAACGGGAGTTAATCAGGTTAAGATAGGAACTACTACTGCTATCGCTGCGAACATTACTTCAGGAGATTACGACATTACACAAAAAGTAATTAGAGGGGCCGCTACTTCTCTGGCTGACCTTAGAGGAGATGGAGAATTTATAATGAGAGTGAGTCGAGTTGTTCCTGATTTTATTGCTCAAAGTGGTAATACTATTGTTCAATTAGATTTAAGAGATTATCCTAATGACAGTTCCGCTAGTTCAACACTTGGTCCTTTTACAATCACATCAAGTACTAAAAAAATTGACACGAGAGCTAGAGCTAGAGCTGTAGCCCTTACTATATCTAATACAGCGGTCGATACGAATTGGAAGTTAGGGACTTTTAGATTAGATATACACGCAGGAGGAAGAAGATAATGGCAAAAATAGTACAAACATTAACAAGAGCAAGTAGAGAGTATGAAGAAGACGTAGCTTCCTCTTTAGTAAGAGATTTGGATGCTGTTCTAGAAAAATTAAATAGTACTTTTCAAGAAGAATTAAAACAGGAGATAGAAGCTAGAAGCTTCTTTTTAGATTAATGTCAGTAGTAAACCAGTATAAATTTGCAGGGCTAAATGCCAATACGGATAATACAGAAAAAAATCCTTTTGGAACTAGTAATCCTTTAGTAAGTGAAACCTATGTAATCAAATCTATTATAGTTAAATCTGCTGGCACGCCTTCGCCTACAGTAACAAATAATGGTATTGTTGTTATACAATCAGCAGCTTTAACAGCCAATACTAGCAAAGAATTATTAACCCAACCGTTAATAGTTGAGGGTGGAAATACCCTTACAATTAAAGCAGGTAGTGGAGACGCTTTTACTTTTGGTGTCAGCTATCTCAACATTAAGAAAGAGGTAACAACATAATGCTAACAATAGAACCAAAAGAAATAATAACAACAATATCAAATAAGAAAACAGGGGAAATATATAAGGATGAAGAAGCCTTAAAAGCGGCAAATATACCAGAAGAAGATATCCGACGGGATGTCAAAGTGATCATGCCAGCCCTTGATTTATTTGCTAAAACCAAGTAAACTAATAAACTCAGGAGATTTAATATGTTCGAAGAAAAAATGTCAGAAACCATAGAAGCCGGCGCACCTAGTATCAAGTATAATAGGGGTGATATAAGAATGGGCCAAGGTCAAGGCGACCAAAGATCCATGCAAGTAGCCGCTCAGATATGGGAGCAAATGGAACCACAACAAAAAGTACAGTTTGGAAACTTTGAAAAATTTTATCAAAGCGGAATCTGGAAACAAATTTTACAACAATTACAAATGGACCAACAACAAGAAGCAGGTCAAGGTATCGCTTCACAAATGCCTCCAGAAATGATGGAAGAACAAGTCAGCATGAGTGAAAGAGTACCAGCAAGTATTGGTGGAGACATGGAAAAATTAAGTATGAGAGAAACAATAGATACTCCTACAGGAATTGAAACAATTAAAGAAACAGACACCATGAAGATGGCAGGTGGTGGAGCAAGAGGATGGAAGGCACAAATGTTGGCGCAGCAACTAGTAGATGAAAAATATCCAGGGAAAGATTTAGATTTTTATGATCTTCCCCATAAGGAACGAATGGA